ACGAATTTTTCCCTGTTTAGATACAAAATTGCAAACGAGCATCGCGAGTTTCGCAATTACCTATTGAATTTCTATTCTTCCGTCCATGCTTGTGCTGACATCACACCCCATTGACTGTATCTGCCGTAATAGGGATTGATAACAGTCATCAAAATTAAATCTGACTTCAATATGTTTTTTGTCATATACCAATATCTGATCAATCAGTTCAACCGCAACCGTTCTTGTAAGTTCTTGTATATTCTGATGTGCGGCAAAATAATCCAGCCAATGATATTTATCACTTTTTGATTCCAGAATTTCTCTGATCTGCTGATCAATGTTTCGGATTGCTTCCTCGGCTTTTTTTCGTTTTTCCGTGTACCCGTCATGAAGTTCTTTATAGTCTTCTTTTGATATGATTCCTTCACGAAAGTCTTCGTACAGATAATCCCTTAATTCTCTGCAACGGTTGGCTTCCTTCTCTTTCGCTTCTTTTCTGGCTTCTAATTCTTTAATATCCAATTCCTGTGTAGCCGCTCAAAATTTTTGTCAAATCTTATCAAAAAAAATGTCAAAAGTTCGTTGAAAATATTTTGAACTTTTGACATCTATTTTGATACTATGCTATTGCAAATACTGGTCGAATACCGAAGCTACCATTTGCACTAGCCGAATCCGCAAAACCTTTTAGATTCATTACTGCAAAATTAGATGCGGATACGGTATCTCGTAACCAGTAATGCGATGACAACGGAATTTTCTCTGGATTCAATGCAAACAAACGTAACTGTTGTGTATCACTCAACCGCGTTTCCAGACTCAAAATCTTACAGCCATATAACATGACTTCACTTAACAGATCTACGGATGTTTGCATCCAGTAATCTGAAATATAACTTGAATGTGTCATCAATCGGCTCCTAAATGTTTCCGGTAAATTGGATGCCACTGTGTTTAAGGTTTGTTTTTTCATTACAGAATTTATGTAACCGCCATTTACAGTAGCACTATTGTTCATTTTTGCAGTTCCTATAATGGTATCAGGAACAATGACTAAATGATGTGTTGTACATTTTTCCGCATTTCCAATATCATACCAATAATCAATATCTGCGATACGATAATTAACCCCATCAATAATCCAGTAATCCCCAACAAATAAATCCTGAAATGTCCCATTTCGTATATTGGTTAACATCTCATCAGTAACTTTATCTCCAAGATATTTACCGCGATACATATTTTTATGCATCTGTGGGACATTCAATATATCCATCATTGTAGAAGATGCTTGCAAAATATTAGACACCATAGCTGATGGTATTTTCCAAATACCTATGATTGTTATCCCTGCCGTAGCCGCTACATAACTCTTACTTTCTATATCCTGTGAAGAGACATCAACATTACCATTTAACCCATTTATAGTTACTTCGCACATTTTAGTTCCTTTATCAGCAGAACTATTAAATATTCCAACCATCTCATTTTGAGAACCTGATTTGCAATATTTCACCGGAATCTGTGCAATCTTTCTTGAATATCCTGTACTCGCTCTATACTCGGTTCGAAACATCGCAAGGTTTCCTACAATCAAAAATTCTTCTTTTCTACATTCTTCACCCCATTGCACCTGATCCGTGCAATCCACCTGTACAACAGCATTCCTCTTCATATCCTGAATTGTTGTATTTAACTGCTGAATCTCCTTCTGCATATTGCTCTGAAGATCATCAAAATCCTTTCTAAGAACATAACTTTCATATATAATCCTTAAATCTGCTACTGTACTTTCTATTTTCATCCGCATTTCCAGTTCATTGAGCACTTTTGTAGTTTCTGGTGGAATACAGATATAGCATCCATCATCATAAGCAAATAATACTTTTCCAACATACACATTTACCCTGCTGAAATAGTAAGTGTCTGAAAATCCAGCGTTATCTACCTGTGCTTTTACCACAATCGTATGATTGTCTGCTGCAGATATACTCGAAACATCTACACGTTTGATCATTTCTGTTGGTGATTTTTCTGTATCTGCAATCAGTTCCATCTGCGAAAATACAACCTTGTCTCCCTGCAAAACAGCATTTTCCAGTAATGATTTTCCTTCGTCTGTAACTTTTACGCTCATATAGATTCCTCCTGTAGCATTTGAGTATGTGTAACCATTGTCATACTCGTTCCAACAATAATGTCTGACGGATTTTGAGTTATAAATTTATAGTTATCCTTCGCACCTACTTCTTTTTTCTTTCTTACCTCATTAGTTAAAATAGTAAAGCCGATCGGATGTGGTTCGCTGCCCATCGTAATCAGAACATAAAACTCTGCCCAATGCTCTGTACTGTTTTCCATAACTCTTGCCGGTACGATATCAACACCTGTATATCCCAGCGATTTTACCGCCAATATAATCCCTTCGTTTGTCCCTCCAAGCCTGCATACTTCCGGATACAGTGCGATTCGTCTTCTGTAATTTTCAATGTCTTCGTTCTCGTATCGCCCCAGTCCTCTTTCTCTTCCGATCTGCATCAACATATGTTCCCCGCAGGTGGCAATCATGGATTCATCTCTCGCTTGTAATACTGCATCTTTTGCCCGGTCAAAGCGTTTTCCCAGTACCTTCAGAAGGATGTACCACTGATTTACTGTCTTTGATATTTTCTTGAATGGTGCATGCAGTAAATACCACATATAGTCTGCAAACTTATCCATTTACACTCTCCTCAAATAGTCTTCACCTGAATATTAACTGTCCCAAGTGTGATTACTTTGTTTTTTTCCAGTATTACATTACTTTCCGGTGTCCGGATATCTGCCGTCCTGTAATTCTGTATGTTATCCGCAAATGCTTTCACAAGAGTATCTTTATAGAAACGGTTCAACTCTGATCGGTTCATACGGAACAGATTCTGCAGGATTTCCCTGGCCTGATCTTCTACACCTTCGGTGCTGGCATTTGCCGCCAGATATATGACAATATCAAAATCCTGTGGCGATACTTCTGCAGATTTGACAAGATAGTCTTCATAGTTTCCTTTCAGATACTCTATTGCTGCAGTAACTTTTTCAATCAGTTCCGGTGTTGCTGATCCTGCGGATCCAGTAATGTAAATATCTACGGTTCCCTGACCTCTCGGATGGTCTGCCACTACTTCCGCTGCTATCACACCATTGACCGATTCCGCAACATTCTTCAACTTCTGTTCCACTGTCCTTTCTGCCAGTTCAGCATAACTGTTTAAGCATCGTTCCTTTAACTTTTCGTCTGTTTCTTCATCCGTCCCTTCTTCCAAAATCCATCCTTCTTCATTGATGATCTTTTCAGCTCCCGGAAGGTAAATCATACTGTTTGTTATCGTCCCGCTTTTCAGATTGTATATGCTTCCGGTTCTTGCTGCTTCAACAAGGACTTTTCCTATTTCCTGTCCAGCTGGTATCATCACATCTTCAGTTGCATAATAGCGTTTTCCATCTGCAGCCTGAAACATATGACCAGAGCTGATTGAAAGGCTTTCATCTGTCATATTACGGTATATCGTAATATAACCTTTTGTTTTGGTAGCTTCCTTGCGTGATTTACCATAATCAGCCGCTTTTATATCCAGCCAATCCCCGGTAGCATATGACACAAGACTTGATTCGATCATATTCCGTGCCAACTCAATAAGTTCAAGATAGATTTTGACAAATAATCTGATCAAAGTATAAAAAATACCTCCTTTGGAAAAGTTTGTGATCACAAATCCCTCTTCCTCCAGTTCATCCCGTATTTCTTCCATTTCTGTCTCCTCATCAGACAAAGGAATAATTTTATCCAGAAGCTTCTCATCCATTATCTGTCACCACCTCTACTTCGTTCAAATCTATGTCCATCTCATAGTTTTGCAGCTCATCCATCTTACTGAATTGAACTGTTATGTTACATTTTTCTTCTGTCTCTTCCACATTTATCGCTATACTGCCATCATCAATATCTTCCCTTTTTCCAATTTTATCCTGGAACCGCTCCCTGATTTCATCCAGCTCATCATCGTCAAACTGCCTGTGTATAAAATCTACAAGGGAATAACCGTATGACTCCGTGTCATCCTGATCTTCATAAAACAGTTCGCCTTCTGCTGTAACCATTTCGTTTCGTATATCTTGCAACCAGCATTCTGTATCCTGTACAACCGAAAAATCCCCATTATCTGATGCTATCGGCTGACCATCTGTATCAATCTGGATATCTGCGTAATCAAGTCCTACCAGTTCCATCTGCATACCTCCCTACTATGTGTGGCAGGCATTGACCATACAACATCAATACCACAACAATATCCTTTTCTTTTAAATCCAATTCTGTTCTGATCCCAGGTATTTCCGGGTAGTTCTTATTCCTGCTCAAGTCACTGTCAAGTATTCTGATTGCAACTTCTTTATAATTTTTCTTCGGATTTACTTCTGTAACCATTGCATACATGCTTGGCGGCTGCTGTGTATGTGGATATTTTTTTATCAGCAGATCCTGAACTATTTTTACAACTGCATTTTTCAACATATCCATGCTATATTCCCTCTTCCTCCGCTGGCACAAAATAAATACTCTGCCTGATAAATCCTTTTTCATCACGCCTGATCACTATTTTTTTTGCCAGGGCATATCCTGTATACAATGTATGTTCTACTTCTATGATATCCGAGTGGTGGATCCACGGGATTCCAACGGTATCTGCACACCACATACTTCCATACATTTCCATGTCAAGGATATTATCCTCTTCATCCAAAACATAGATATCTTTCTGTGCAGGTCTGCATCCCCAGTAAAATATCCCATTCCGGAAATAATAATCTACTGAAATCCCATAAAATGTATTCAGCATTTTCAACACTTCACTGGCCTTTTTGTTTTCCACCACAAACCGGTCTGTGACTCTATAATTTTCTACTGACAATTCATAGTTTGTAATTCCGGATTGTGTAAGGAGATATCTTACAATATCCTGCGGCGTACATTTTACAAATGTAGCACATACATAGCATGCTTCCAGTTTCCAGTAATCATCTTTGACCATGATCTCCTTCCAGTCCGGTGTCTGATCTTTTTCAATCGTACCGGTCAACAGATTATCGTATTCGTCCTCATATCCCAGATCAACCGAATACTCATCGCCAGAACAGATCGTTACACTCCCGATCAGTTCCTCATCCAGATTGATCCTTGCCCAGTCTGCATGATCATCGGCACTGCTTACATACTCAACCATAATGCCATCTTCTAAAATGTATTTTCCTAAATCCAACCGGAATTCCGGAGATATCAGATTTTTATATGCCATAAATCCACCCTATTTCGTTGTCAGTTTTTTTGCTTTCTTCTTTCCACTCTTACTGTCCTTGGTATCTTTTGCCGGGGACTTACTGCTGCTTTTCTTTGATTTGTTTTTCCCTTTTTTATTACTGTTGCTCTTTTTCTTCTTAGCGGATGCCTTCTTTACTTTTATTCCAGCAAACACCGGAGCCAAAAGCTCCAGCGTTGCCGTTTGATAAGATTGTGATATTTCATTTGTTGTCGTAAGCTTTTTAAAATAAACTTTCTTGATTCCTCTGCGGTTACAGTCTGAATTCTCGATCTTTAATAACTTTGCCTTTTTCTGTTTGTAAGGCCGGAACAAACGTTGCAATGTTGTGATCATCTCTGACACTTCTGTGCTTTTCTCCTTTTCAAGCATGACCTCAATCCGGATCGTAGCCCCTTCATAACCTGTCGGCTGATTTTTTTTTGTTTTCTGATTCTTTTTCTTGATATCATCAATCGAAGCTTCCTCATCTACCTCAACGCTCGTTACCTGCCCATGCAGCCGCTTTCCACCCAGCTTCATAATCTTATCAACGCTAAATAACATATCTGTCTCCTTTTATGCAATCTCTGTTTCTAGATCAGCATCATCACCTTCGGATAAATCCTTAATTTCTGATATCAGTTTATACAACGACTCCAAATCCTGAAGCTTATCAATATCTACCTGGATCTCCAGTTTTCCTATATGGATTGATTTGTTCTTAATTGATTTGCGTTCCTGTCTTGAAGTATTTTTCTGAATGGTTGTATTCCACATAGACGATGACTCTTTTTTTAACACTTTCCAGTCATCACCTTTTTCTCGGTCTTCCT